ATGAAACAGATTGTTGTTGATAGCCATATTTCCGTACTTGAGCAACATGATCTCTATTATCAATTGTTTGTATAGGTGCAATATAAGACCCAGATGCAGGGCTTCTTGAAGTCCAATCAACCCAAACAACACGAAGTTTCTGAGAGAATGTACTTGTAGATTGCACAGCATTTACTAACTCATTACTTCCACTTTTAACATATACGGTTACATCAGTTAAATCGGATGCACTACTATCTTTCAGTGTAAATGTAACAGTACGTCTATACGTGCGATTTCCAGCAGAATAGTTACGGCTGTTCGTCAGTAAAGGATAATTTGTAGGTAATGTATAATCATCCCAAATTTCGGTAGCTGTACTATTCACCCCAATAAAGGTAAGCGAAGTATTTGTTTGATAGAAAATTGGCGCAACGCCTGAGACTGGCACATTATTTGGCGTACCTAGTTTGATATCAGGATTATTACCTGTGGTGTCTCCATTCGGAATACAGAACCATTCCAATTTCCCGACTGATGTAATTGTGGTTTGATCGTAGCCACCCCCTATACCGCCAATGACTTTAAACATTGACAGCTTTTCAATTGAGCCATAGCTGCCTGAGAATGAACCATTGGCACCGGAGTCGCCCCAATAGTCAAATATAATATCTCCACATTGATACCATTCTCCATAATATAGCTGAGGAGTCATTGCGTAATTTGAACCTGACATACCTATCCATGCTATGTCATTCCAATGCAATTTAAGTTTATTAGTAGGAAATCCTGCAGGTATGCCACTGTTTGCGCCAATAGTCGTACCCCCTTGAACTGCCCTAGCTTGTTGATAGTAAATTGTTGCGCCTTTAGCTTTGACATAAACAGAGCCTTGTAACTTAAAACCTGAGCGCCAAGTGCCTGTATAGGTTTCATTAACCTGCATATACGAGTACAAGCCTAGAAAATACGTCCATTCTGTATCATCGTATGTAGCCCCTTGCGCTATTTGAAACTTAATATAAGTACGTCCAAAGATCTGAATAGCATTAGTTAGACCAGTAGGAGTACTTCCTAAACCTAAGTTAATAATATTTTGTGGAGTTGCTGTATCGCCACTAGCAGTTAAGTCAAATACAGCTGTCGCATTGTTTGAAGATGCAATAACCGTTGCCGCGCCTGTAGTGCCTGTAAAGTTGTTAGACAAAACCGCAGCGATAGCTGTTGCTGGAGTTCCGGTGATACTTAATATTTTAGTACCTACTGCCCACCCTGTCCCTTTAATAGTCGCCCCAACTACCCAGTTAGCGGCAATACCAGCTGTAAAAGTGATGTTTGGACTGCCGTTAGTGGCCGCAATGGTCTGATTAGTCCCTGTGAGTGTTAGCGTAACAGCCATTACACTCCCCCGAAGTCAGCCGCCAAGTTCACAATTTCAAGTTCCAGAATTCCTGCCATAATTTCATAAGCATGACGGCCAGTACTGTCCCAGTTCATGTAATCTGCGCCAGTTAACACATGTTGCTCTTGGGCTATTTGCACCTTATTACAGTCAAACAAAGTGTAAATAAACGTAACCTCGGCTTCATTTGAATCATCTTCCAAATTATCCTTAGCAGTCGTTAAATTAAAATACTCGACTATCGAGCGTTTGCCATTGCAAAAACTTGGAACTGGTTTAACTTTTACAATTTTCATGATGCTGACCCACTCAAAAACAAACAACGCTCAGCTTCGCGGCGATTAGACAATCCATTCAGGACTTTGCCACCCGCTTTGTTCCAACGTAAAAACTGCGCGGCCACTTCTTGTTCAGATTGGCCGTTATTGAGTAATTTAACTAAGGTCGATTCCCTAAAATTACCGCCACCGATGTTGTAACAAAGGCAAACCAAAGCATCGAATTGATGCTGTTTTAATTCGATAGTCACCGCTTTATTAACCGCTTTTTCAAAACTGACTAAAGTCGCGGCTAATAACGCTTTCGCTTCATCTTTGGTAATCGGTTCATCTTGCATCGATACCGCTCGACCATCGGCCCAACGGGTTGAGCCAAAACCAATCGTAGGAACCTTAGCTGGACATAAATAAGGCTTGCTACTAAAACCCTCGAATTTTGCGATTAAATCAATGCCTAATTTTGATGTTGCTAACATTTAACCCCCTAACCATTTTTTCCCGATTAAATGACCGGTTATCAAGATATAAACCGAATTAGTTGCGAATGCCCTTAATGTATCGGCTGGAAATGCCTGATATTCACCAGCCACCATCGAATGCAAAGTAAAAATCGCGGTGATGACCGGTGTAATCACCAATATCCGAATCATTAAATGATGTTTTGTAGGGCATAAATTAGCGGCGCAAATAAACCCTTGAACAATAAGCAAGGCCAGCAAAGTAACAAAAATAATATCCATCATTTTTCTACCTCAATCCCAGCTTTTAAGCCGATTTTGTTAACAATAGCGCTCAATATTTGCGGCAAACGATTGGCTAAAAAACCAATCAGTAATGCAATCATTGACGGTGTATAAGGGCTGTTTGCTGTAGGGATGTAGCCCACTAATACATCGGCTAACACCCATGCCAATATCAATGACACAGTGACACTAATCACCAAAAATTTGATTGCTGCCAACGCGCTGGTTTTGATCTCTCCGCTAAGCGAAATCACGCATCCAGACAGCGCGGCTAAAATCACCATCATCACATCAGCACCGACATGACCAAGGTAGCCGATCATCAGTGCCATAAATCCGGCAGAGGTTGAGGCGTAACCGCCTGCTGCTGTCGTTGTTGGATCCACGCTTATCTCCAGTCGTTATTTGTTTTTCAATCCACGCGCCCACGCGGGGCGCGATATAAATCTTTAAATAACTGTATAAAACTAGACGAAAGCGGCGTTTAAACGCACACGACCGACAGTGACGCCAGCCGCAGCGGCTTTAATAGCAACACCAATTGCAATGTTTGATCCGGCAGTTGTTGTTACCAGTTTATTGGTATCGTCCCAGTACACCTTTTGACCAGCTGTCCAAACCTCTGCTGATGTTTTTGCTAAATCCCAAACGCCTTCAACGGCAAAAGTGCCGGTCTGGTTAATTGCCAAACTGACCATTGCCACGCCAAAAATTAAACCGATTTTTGCACCCGCACCGCTAACAACGGCATACGGTGCGGCAAGATCAAGCAAGTCGCCGTCTTGTACAAAATTTGCTGACATAAATAGTTCTCCAAAAAATTAGCGGATAGGTGGCGGTTAAGCCACCTATTGATCGATGATTTAAGCGCCTGGGTTTTTCACTAAGCCGCGCCAATCCAGTACTTTGGCACCGACATCTAAACGGGCTTTGATTTCGTAACCATCGGTTTCAAAGCCGAATTGTTCTTCGGTGTATAAACCGTTGGTGCCTTCCAGATAGGCTAATTCGATGATGTCGATTAAGCTGGGATTTGCGGCCAAATACCAACTCAAGGCGCTGACTGCATCGAGTCGTGGCTCAGCAATCACGGTTAAAGTACCGGCGAATGGGTTGAAATCACTGCCTTTTGTAAACATGATTTGAGTGTTGGCAACGTATTGTTGGGCAACCGTTTCCAGTGATGCAGGTACGATTAAATAAGAGGGCGATAGGTTTAAAACCATGCCTTCTAAGCCGGTTTGTTTTCTCAACAAAGCGCGACCAGTACCCAAAGATGCAACTGTGATAGCAGCAGCTGTATCGAGGTTTTTATGGTTGGCATGGAACAGTGTTGTGCCATCACCCATTGCAGGGTTACTTAAGATTTGTCCCCAAGCCAGATCGCTTTCTAACTGAGCAGCAGAAGCAGCGAATTGTTGAATTAAGCGAGTAAATGCACCCAAGTCGTCATTAATAATGGCTTGACGGCTAAATTGCAGAATTTTGCCGTAGGTTTTGACTTGGTATTGTTCTTTGGCGTCGGTCACTGCACCGTATTTGTATTCGCCATTTTCCAGCACTTCTTCTAATGCCGGTGTGCCGCTCAGTTGCGTGCGGGTAATGGTTTTAAAATCCGGTACCGAAGTAATATTCGCCAATGGCAAATAGGTTCTTGGCAAGACTTCATAAGCGGCACGTAAGCTTTTATTAGCCAAGTTAGCTAATACGCTGGAAAAATCGGAATTGGTTAACGCCCGTTGCACGATTTCATGCTTAGGAATGCCGTCTAAATTACCGCCAATACTGCGTTTTGCCATATCGATTAATGACATACCCACATAACGCTGGGCGTTGTCTGTCATTTTGAATTTAGCTGGCAAAGCTCGACTTAATAGCAACTCTGACATGCCTTCGCGTTGTGATTGTTTTTCATCACGGGTAATTTCAGCATGGTTGAGTGTGACGGTAACAGGATGTAAGCCGCGACCCATTTCTTTTAACATTAATTGGCCTGCCATTTCGGGTGTGATGGTCATATCATCTAAACAGCGTTGGACAACATCAGGATGATGTTGGGCAAACGGTTGTAATTGACTACGAATTTGTTCGCGTCTGGCGGTTTCAGCTTGTTGAAACTCGATTTTTGCCGCGGCTCTTAGCGCATCTGAATCGGCTGGTGCTGGTGCCACAGGTGCAGGTGCAGGTTCATTGTTAGGTTGGTTTTCTGGATCCATTCGGACTACCTCTTTAGTTAAATTAATAATTTGAAAATTGCGACCCACACCGACCGTAATATCGGCCGGAATATCGACAAAGGAAATTTCAGCAGGCGTCCAGCGCGTTACTCGATATTCATCCGGTTTATCGCGGTTTTTTTGAATCAGCGTGCGTTCATCAATGCTGTAACCGACACTGATATTGGTCAAAATGCCGTCTTGGATGTCTTGCCAAAAACCAGCGACTTCATCGCGCTGCGAGATTCGCAATTGTGCGTAACCGCGCTGGCCATCTAGCCACGCTCTTTCAACCACGCCAATCCGCAAGGCGCTGTCATAACGGTTATGGTTGTAAAGCACGGGGGCTGTGGCATTGAGTCGGGTTAAATCGACTTCATTCGCGTTATGGCCCAGCACTTCTATCCACGCTTCATCCCACCAGCTATCACGGGTTACTTCTTGTTCACTGCTAAATGAAACAGTTAACGTGCGTTTTTCGACGTCGATACTGTCGATTGATGTATCAATCGCACGTGTAACAACACCATTAACCCGCTGTCTTAATGCTGGCTGGCTTTTTGTCATTGGCATAATCGCTCTCAAAAATTAAGTTATCGGCTTCATCGCGTTGGCGCTCGGCTTTTATCTGCGCTCTAACTTCAGTCGGGTTATTGCCGTATTCACGAATAATTTGACTGCGTGATTTGAATCCACCACGGACGGCTTTATTGGCGGCGTTGATTTCTTTTAATGGATCAATCCACGGTAAACCGGGGCCACGAAAATCAGCGTTATCAAGGGTTTTAATATCAACGTCTGCCAGCTTGATCATCGTTGCCGCATTTGCTGTTTCAACAAATCTGCGCCATATAGGACGGCTAAAGCGTTCGATAAAGTGATCGCGCATCGTGCCGTATAAGACTGATGTTTCGACCATTTCTTGACGTTGTGCTGAGTAGCTGCCGTCGTAGTTACGGGATATGCTGCTATAACCTGAGCCGGTACCAGCTGCAATCGCTTTTAACTGACCTTGACGGTAGCTTTCTAAATTGGTGTTTGGCCGGTTGGTATCGATAGTGCCAATCTCTTCGCCGGGCAATAAATCATCAAAGATCATGCCCGGGCTCATTCTGAGCTGACGCGCGGTGCCATCACTATTTGGATTATAAAAATCAGGATTACCTTTCTTGATAAACGCGGCCATGCTGGCGGCGATTTTTGCGGCAATACGTTCGCTTTCTTCGTAGTCTTTAACGTCTTCCAATCGGGTCATAACCGAGGCAAACACGCTAACGCCGCGATTCTGTCTAACACGATCAGCATGTTTTAGATGAATCACATTGGCGGCATCAATCCGATAAAACGCTTGAGAAGGCAAAATGTCGCTGTTGCTACGTTTGGCAATATGAAAAGCTTTAGCTCTGCCCCAATCATCACGCTCGATACCGTCATAGGCATTTTGCGCTGGAAATCCGGGGCCGAATGGCACGTAATCGGCTTCGATTAACTCAATTGAAAACGGTACTTGGCTAATATGGTTGAGATTGGCATCGGTGCCGGTAATCAGTTTTGAAAAGACTTCACCATCACGCAACCAAGAGCGACAGGCTAGGCGTTCAACTGCTGCCCAGTTTAATTCGGCAGTAACTTCAGGCGCATAACACCAGTCGCGCCATAAATCGGTTAACAGCTGGTTAACTGGCTCGTTTAGTTCACCGTTTTTAGACTTCACTTGTGGCTCGATCTGAATCCCACGGCCAATAATATTGGCGACTAATACATTGAGAATACCTCTGGCCAGATCGTGATTTTCGTCGAGGTGACGGGCTTGAGTGCGTAAATCGACCGAAGCCGTTCGCGCAATGGCACTGCCTGTGCGTCTATCGCGGGCTTTTTTGCGGAGTTTGCCGGGTGCAACGGCTTCATACGCTCTTAGCATATGCCGTGCTTGCGCCCGCTTTAATGCGGACTCTGGGGCAATCGCAGTGAGCATTGAATCAAACCAGCGCATTAGCTGAAATCCGGTGTGGAATAGCGAGCTGAAGATAAGCTGTTTCCGGCAGCACTGGCCAGATTAGCGGCTGTTTCACGATCCACCATGCGCGACCATTCCCTGCGCCCTGCTTGCACTTCGGCAAGGTTGGCGCGGGTTAATAATCGATCACCGCTACTTGAGCTAAAGCGCACAGTTTGACCCTGCAAGATTGCAGTTTCGGCGTCGATGTATTTTTGTAACATGTCGGTTGCTGTCGTCATGTGACAAATTACAACAACTTCGCTGTCTCAAAACTATTGGAAAAGTGGGATTATTTTTCTTATAAAAATCATTAAGTTAGATTTTTGATAAAAATATTAGCCTGCTTTTTATTTAATTTTATACGGCTTAGGCGTATAATCTGGCCATGTACACAATTATCGAATTACCTATATTTAGCAATGATGCTAAAACAATTTGGAATGAAGCCGAACGTGGCCAATTTTGTGCTTGGCTTGCTGAGCATCCTTTAGCGGGTGACGTAATTCCAGGTTCTGGTGGTTGCCGTAAGGTACGTTGGACACGTTTAGGTGTTGGTAAACGTGGTGGTGTTCGAGTGATTTATTTTAACCGGCTGGAAAACGGCGTCATTTACCTAATGGTAATTTATGCTAAAGCAGTGCGCGGCAATATCCCAGCGCATTTGCTCAAGGCTATTCAGGAGACGATTGAGCATGTCTGATTTTATGACTGGCGAAGAGCTTGGGGAAAAACTATTAGCGGCAGCGCGTGAAATGGCAGCGGGTAAAGGTGAAGTCGTACACTCACCTGCTACTCTTGCTCGTCAAGCACTTGGCTTGTCACAAAATGAGTTTTCTAAATTACTAGGGGTTTCAGTTCGTACTTTGCAAGATTGGGAGCAAGGCAGAAAACGACCTTCAGCAGCAGCAAGTATGTTGCTAAAAGTCGCAGCTAAGCATCCAGAAGTGTTGTTGGAAGTGGCTTAAGTCAGTTGCCTATATTCTTTGGGTGGTGGCATATCATTGATGGGTAGTTTTAGCATTGATCGCCAAACTCGATTGAATAAATGTGGGTTTTTAGTGACGGCTTGCCATTGTTCATTTGTGCGAGATTTGCTCAGATAATAGGATTTTATTGCCTGATAATTTTTATCAGCTTGATACTGCCAATAGTTGCCGTCACCCATAAATTAAATACTAGCCAGCTATTGGTTAATGATTCGATAGAGTTTTGATCGGCTGATGCCGAATTGTTTGCAGATTTTGTAGTGATTAGTGCCGTTAAAAGCGGCTTTGATGGCGGCTTTTTCGTCAGTTTTTTTGTTGGCTGGAATGTAGATGGTGTTGCCGGCCCATTTGCTTTTGATCGTTGCGATCACTTGATCGGCTATGGCTTGCGCTTGTTCGCAGTCGCTGAGTTCGTCGGCCAGCGCATTGATTAAGTCTTCTTGAAATAATTCGCTGATTTTTTCTTTAATACTCATAGTCTTGCGCTCCAAGCGTCGTTGGCAATCGGTTTGTATTGGTTGATAGGCGATGTGGTTTTTATCGGTTGTTGGACAGCCGGCGGCGCTATCAGATCGAGATTGAATAAGTCGTTTTGATTGGGTTGCACTAGCTTTTCTAGGGCTTGCCATTCGGCTTTGGTTTTGCGGTGTAGCGCGGCGTTGTGGCAACAAAACAGGGTCATCACCGTGCAATCAAGCGCTTCATTACGTAGTCCTGCCCGTTTTAGTACCCATGCGCTGATTTGGCCTTTGTTGGTTTGTTTGATAACGCGCACTTCGTTGGTGAGATGGTCAAAAAACTCATCAGGTAGGTATTTTGATAGGTGAATGAATCCGGGGCCGTGTTGCGTGACTTGTAGCCTGCCGTGAATCAAGTCTTTTGCCGTGTCGGTGCCGATGCTATATAGCCGGATACCTTGCCTGATGGTTTTATCAACGGCGTTAACGTCTTGTAGGGTTGCGCGGCCTGATATGGGTTGGTTGGCTTTGCTGCTGCCTTTGGTGGCAAATAGTTTGGGCGTTGGGGCTGATACGTTAGTCCAGCCTTGGGCGGTTTTTCGGTTGCGAATGTAGTTGTAGCATTGGTGTGTCCAGTGGCCACCGGTATCGAGTGCGGCGCGTTCGATGGTTACGGGGTTGCCGTAGCTGTGTGAGTAGGTATATTGCAGGTATGGATCTAGTTTGTCCCATTCGGATTGGATGGCTGGGTTGGCGGGTATGACATGGTAGTCGATCACCCACATTTCTTCTTCAACGCCGATGGCGTAGACCACCATTTCAAAGCGGTCTTTTTGTACGTCGATGCCTGCGTAGGCGAGTAAGCCGCCTTTGGGGATGATTTGTAGCGGGTAGTCTTCGGCGCGTTTTTTGAGGTCGGCTGATTCGTTTTTATCGATGTCATCTTCGAATACATCACCCAGCGTGGTGTTTATCCAAGCTTTTAGGTCGGATTTTTCGCCATGTTTGGCTTTGGCAACGGCGGCGATGTATTCGCGGACGATATTAGCCCAAGTGCTTTGGGGGCTGTAAATGGTCCAGAGTCTATCAAAGGCGATATGGCGCGGTGGGCGTATGACTTCGCCGCTGGCGTTGTGGAATTGGCCAGTTTCGTTGTTGATGGTGTTGCCGTTGTTGTCTTGCCAGTAGCCACGCTTCCAGACGCTGAGGTATTCGGATTGTGTGAATAGTGTTGAGCAGGCTATGCACAGATAGGCGGCGGTTGATGGGTCTTTGTTGAGCCATTTTAGGCCGTGGCTGCTGGTTTTTCCGCCAAAGTCGAGCGGCTGAAAGTGGTCGCAATGTGGGCATGGGATCCGATAGGTGTAGATGGCATCGGCTTCTTGGATGGCTGCATCGATTTCACTGAGGTATTTGATTTTTGGCGTTGAGCCGACGATCATTTTGGGAAATGTGGCACCTTCGGTCCGTTTTTTGGCGAGTTTTCGGGGGCTGCCTTCTTGATCGATGTCTTTGTCAAAGCCGTCTACTTCGTCAATGATGGCGACATCGACGGAGATACGGCGGTAGTTACGGGCTGTTGAGCCGCCTTTGATGTAGGCAACGCAGCCTAGGAAGTGTTTATAGCTGTTGGTGTTGTGTTGGTGTTTTTTTTCCAAGGCGGGAAAGACGGCGCGGATTGGTTCTACGTCACGCAGCATGGGGTTGTATTCGGTTTCGACAAATTCTTGGGCGTCAGAATCTGTCGGCTGCCAAATAGCTTGGTTGCGACGGCGAAAGGCGGTGAAGTAGGCCATGGCTGCCATGAGCATTTTGGTGTAGCCGGTACGGGCGGCTTTTTTGACGCTGACTTCTTCGATGTCGTCATTGCCAAAGGCATCTAGGATGGCGATTTGGTAGGGATAGGCTTGCCATTTGCCTTGGGTGTAGCTTGATTCTGCGGAGAGGTAGAAGTATTCCGCCGCCCATTGCGATAGGCGCATGGGTGGTAATGCTTGCATGACTCGCAAACCCCGGCGTAATGCTTGTTTGGCTCTGGGCATCCAGTTAGACATCGATGTCATCCTGGTCTGAGATTTGTTCGTCAAAATAATCTATATCCATATTGGCAATGTCGTTGCGTATCTGGGCAATGATGCTGGTCACTTGATCAAGATCGTCGGCAGTGAGTTTGGCGGTGGCGATTTTTAATTTTGCTGGGATGGTTTCTAGTTGTGATGCAACTTTGGCCATGGCATCACATAAGCCAGTTTCAAGCGCGGCAATCGGTGCGAACTCTTTGCGAGTGACGGCGTTTTGCATTGCGATTCGTTCCCGTTGCTCTTTGGCAAGCTTGGCTCGCTCAGTTGGTAAATCAAGACCTTCACTAGCTGCACGACCAGCTGCCGTTTCGCGGAGGTGATTGCAGTATCGTGTTAGCCATTCGCCAGCGGGCTGGCCTTCAATAATCACACCACGGCGTTTCATATCGCTAACCGCCATTTCACTAACGCCAACTAAAGCCGCAAAAGCCCTTTGTGTTACCGGCTTCGATAAATCAAAAACAGTTTTTAAATCAATAACATCACTCAAGCTAAACCCCCTTAGAACACACCCGCAATTAGCGAAAAACTGAACTTTATTTCACCCGTACCCAGACACTCCAGAAGGACCCGCGCCGAGTTATCGATAGCACTTGATTTATTAATTCAAGTACCGGCCATCCCAACCATGTACCAACAAACCCTTGAATTTACTGGTCTGGTCAGGGTGGTCATACTGGTCATACTTATTTTTAAATAAATATTTATTACTATGGATATGAG